ACATACTGATCTAAGACCTCATCAAGCATACCCATCATCTTTTTATCATCACCTACAACCTTCTGTAGATTCCACACACAAAAACTTAGGGAAGTAAGAACAATGTTCAGCTTATCCTCCCCTCGAATTGTAAAGTTATTAAAGATGTTGTCTAAACTTGAAACCACCTCAGATAGAGATGGCTTAGTCATTTTGCTCTGTATTGGCACTACTTTTAATGTCATTAATTAATTATAGACTATTTATTAGATTTTTCTTCTTTTGCTGCATTTATTGCATGCTGCATCAAAATATCCAATACTTCTAACTTCTCAGGCCCAGATAGGCTTTTAAAATCTATAACTAATTGTTGTATTACTGCTTGTTTTTCCATGTTTAACCTAGACTAAACTAACAGAAAGTTGCTTTCAAACTCTTCATTATGAAACATACGGACCTCTTCCGTAGGATTGCATGAATCGAATGTTAGATTTTCTTTGTGGTATTTTTTGTATGTTTCCACAAGATTATCTGCTTTCTTATCAGCCAGATCGTTCTCTGCCTGGTCATAAGATAACCTCATTAACATGTACATATCGCTTGTTCTTCCCATTTGTAACTCCTATAGTTTCTGTATGTAGACATTATATACTTATTAGTCCATAATACAATCTACATTAACTTTATAGGAAAAAGATATGAATATAAAAGAACAGATAGATGAGATCTTAAAATCATCAAACGAACGGGAGATTGTTAAAGATCGCCTAAATTACACCTTGTTTGAACTCAAAGCAAACATCTCGGATCTAACTGACTTAGTTAATAAACTAACTATGGCAGTAGAAGATATGAAGGAGGCATCATGAATAAGCTACCAGATATCTTAGAGAACGAAGAACACATGATACTTGGAGATGCAGTTTATTTTCCAGATATGGAACATAACTTCTATCATGAAGTACCAGGAATATCATCATCAAACATTAGACGGTTTGGTCAAAGTCAGCTTCATGCGTTTGAGGAAGTCCAAGAGACAACTCCAGCTATGAAGTTTGGAACTGCTGCTCACTCACTTATTGTTGAGGGAGAAGAGGCCTTTGTTAATGATGTTGTTTGTATATCCGGATCTCCGTATACCAATGCTAATAAAGAGCTTAAAAAAGAGTATGAGGACCGAGGACTAACGGTTATTACTGCAAAAGATAGAGATGCTTTATACGGCATGAAAGAAGCATTAATACCAGAAGGCGCTAAATACTTATCTGCAAGTGAAGATGAGTTTCCTAACCTTGTCTTTAACTCTCCGTACGAAAGAGCAATCTTTTGGTGGGAGAAGGATCTATTATTAAAGGTTAAGTCAGATGTTCTTAGGCATCCTATTGCTATACCTCACGATAAAAACGCTATTGTATTAGTAGACTATAAAACTACGATTGATTGCTCTGTTAGAGGCTTTACATCTTCTATTAGAAAATATCAATACGACCTACAAGCTGCCTGGTACAAACGAGGATTTGAAAAGGCTGGGTTTAGTGTTACTGATTTTGTGTTTGTAGCGCAAGAAAAGAAAAAACCGTATGCAAGTAAGGTCTTTAAGATGAGCCATGCTGATATGGATGCTGGTTGGTTAAGAATGGAAAGCATGCTAGACGAATACAACGCTGTATTAAATGGCAAGGAAGCAACCATATACAACTCACCAAGTATTGTTGAAGTAGATCTAACAGGAGGTTGGAATGAGTAGGTATATATGTGATGGATGTGGATCTGATATTGAGAATCCTGTAAATATAAGTGAGCCAATACCAACTATATTTAGTAATCTTATGGTAGTTACTTCTGATACAGAGTGTCCTAAATGTAAGGAACTAGAGAATCAAAGTGAATAAAGCTACATTAGAAATGAAAATGCCTAAAGAAACTTATACTGATCAAGAGATAGAAGAATTTAGGTTAGAGCTAATTAGCTATTTACAAGAAAACTACGGAAAACAATATAAGAAAAATACTTTTATAAGGCTTTTAGCAAAAGAAAATAATGTATATCACAATACATTAGACAAATTTATAAATAACAAAGAACTTACATGTGGAGTTCTTTATAAACTTGTTAAAAAATTTAAAGGAGAGTAATAAATGAGTAAAGATAAAGCAGTTAATCATCCCCCTCATTATTTGCAGGGGGGCCTTGAATGTATAGACGTAATTAAAGCTATGCTTACGGCTGAAGAATTTAAAGGCTATTGCAAAGGTAATGCCGTTAAATATATTTGGAGAGAAGACCATAAAGGTGCAAACATTCAGGATCTAAAGAAAGCCGTTGTCTATATTAATTGGGCAATTGATCAGATGGAGAATATGTAGTGATTAATTATCCTTGTGGTTGGTTTGATGTAGAACAATTGCCTGGTGGTTCTGGACAAAAAGAAGAAGATGAAGAATCCTAAAAAAGAAAGAAAGGTTTTGGTCGGAGCTACGTTTTATGCAGATAATGTAGATCCAAATGCTGAAGGTTTACCAGATCTATTGAGAAATAAATTTGAGCAAGAGGTTGAAAGAAACAATATATTTTTTAGTATATGTATTCCAGGTGATAACAACAAAATAAATTTAGAAGATGTGGTTCAAAATAACAACGACCTAAAACATCAAGTTAAATTTTGGCAAGAACTTTACTTAAAAGCTATAGATCCTAACACCCCAAAAACGTGATAACTTCGTTAATACTAAACCTTAGACTGGGTTAAAAAAACTTCACTAGCGGCCTCTCAGGAGGTCGTTTTTTTTTACAAAACAAAAAAAAGGGGCGTAAAGCCCCTTCTTAACATTCTTACTTAGAATGGAGGTTTTTCTCCAGGTGCCGCTGGTTTCATCTCTGAAGCTTCCACTTTTAGGATCTTAGTCTTCAAAGAAGTAACAGATTTGCCTTCGTCATTAGTCCAGTCATCTTCAAACTGCCTAATACTAACTTTAAGTGTTTTACCAATAAAGTCTGTGGCTTTTTCTGGTAGCTTTTTATATCCGCAAACAAGAGCAAGTCGACTAAATATCTCACTTGCTATTCTTTTTGTATCTTCATTAGCAGACCATAAGTTATACCATTCATTATGATCTCGGTAAGTACCGCCATCAATTTGAAATGTTATTTTCTGGGTCCAATTATCGCTTTTAGATTTATATTTCTCAGTAGCAATAATCTTTGCCTCATACTCACCAGTTGGAGCAACCTCGGGACCTTTCGATTCCATTTGCTCCGCATTTTCAAAAAAATCTACGCCATCAAAATCTGACATTATTTACTCTCCTTATTTTCAACATTCATAGAAAACCCTAATTTTGCAATTAGAGCAGTTAGATTTGGTTCCTCAAAGGCTTCTAGCTTACCGCTACGGTCTTTAGCTGTGTAGCCTTGACCAATCCTTGATTGTAACCACCTTGCAGCTACGGGATTACCGTCATCATCTTGATCTTCGATAACTCGTAGTGCCAAAACCTCGTCAAAGAAATACGTAATTGCATCTCCTAAAGGTTTACTTGCCATTTTAGGACCAAAGAAAAATACGCCATCATTATTCTCTTTGCCTTCTTTGCAAATAAATAAAACATGCATATCAAGATCCCTAAATGATCTCATTAGACTTGTAACAGCTTCACTTACGTTTTGATAAGCCATTCTTCCGTCCTTGTTTCTGCCCTTCTCATGTACCAATAAGATCTCAGAGATCTCTGATACAGAGTCTAAACATACGCTATCGTAGACTAATTCGCCAGATTTAAGAGCAGCATACACTTCTCTTAGATCATCATAATTAGCGACTTCAATAGCAGATACGTTGGGCGCATCTTTAATGGAAAGCAAACCAGCTTCCGCACTAATGACTAAAACGTTACCTGGCATACTTTGTGTTGCAAAAGTTTTACCAGCCCCAGCTTGACCATATATAAGAATTTTAGCTCCTTGTTGGTCCACCAATTTATCTGGTGTTTTTATTTTATCTTTCAAGCTCATGTCTCTACCTCCTATAGTTTGTAAAAATGAACTTGATTATTATAACCTAAGAAACTACAATATGTAAATCATATTATTTAGGAGAAGTATATGAGTAAACAAAACGATATAACTTGGCTGGCGAATTACTATTTTAGGTCCAAGGCTATTGCAACAAAAAAATTAAAGGAGTTAAGCACTATGGGCGTTCAACCAAAGCACAAAGAAAGAAAAGTAGATCAATACACACTATCTGGTTATATAAAGTTTTTAGGTCATAAGAAAGCAGCAGAAGACTTTAAATGCTCTGAAGCATCATGTAAGTCCTGGAGGTATGGATACAGGCAACCGTCTATAGCGCAAGCTAAACAAATCATACAAGCAACAGAGGGAAGACTAGACTTTGAATCTATTTACGGTTCTATATCTGAAATTTTAGAAACAAAGGACTAGTATGTTCCAACTCAATATTAATGAGGATGATTCTTCCTTAGATATTGCCTTGGCTTATTTTGATGATGGTTACAATGTTGTCCCTTTACAGAGATCTAACAAGAAACCTCCGTCATTTTTAGGAAGCTGGGAACAATACAAGGAGACTAGGCCTCCCAGAGAACTCGTAGAGTCTTGGTTTAAAGATAGAGACAATCTACAGGTCGCACTAGTTTGTGGCAAGTTTGTTGTTGTTGATGCAGATTCACCAGAAGCTATGGATTGGGTAGAAAGAAATTTACCTGCTTGTCCATTTAAAGTTATTACTGGTAAGGGGATGCATTACTATTATAACAACCCAGAGAACTATACGACTTTTGCAACCAGAAGGACCAATGAAACACCTATTGAACGACTAATAGATATTAGGGGTGTTGGTGGTCTTATTATTGCGCCATATAACCGTCATGCTAATGGTCAGGTTTACAAGCCTGTTATATTCCCTGATTGGAAAATACATGATCATACAGATCTACCAGACTTTACTGAAAAAGAGTTTCTTCAAATTACAGGCGTACCCAAGGTAGAGAGCAGCAAGCAAACTGCACCTTTCTCCTTGGATGGCGTGCTTGAAGGATCTAGAAATGATGGAGCTGCTAGGATAGCTGGGTATCTTATATCTAAAAATGTAAACCTTGATTTTATTAGAGTGTTTTTACAAAACTGGAATAAGAATAACAACCCACCATTACCTCAACAAGAAATTGATTCGGTAGTTGATAATGTAAAGAGAACTCATGATCGTAAAAATCAGATAGCTCCACTCTTTATACAATCAACTGAAAGCATCACACCACCCAAAGATTTATTCTCACCACCTGGACTACTAAAGAGTATGTTTGAATTTTGTGAGGATATTGCTCAAGTACCACAACCAGAACTATCCCTTGTGGGAGCATTAGCATTAGCTAGCGTTACCTGTGGAAGATTATACAGAACTAACATGAATAACTTTTCTAGTATGTACTTTATGGGCGTAGCTAAATCAGGCCAAGGTAAAGAAAACATCAAGACATTCATAGAATCTATATTGAATGCCTCGGATCATAGCAAGTTAATTGTTGGTGATGGTTATACATCAAGTGGTGCTGTTCACTCAGTATTAAAGATAAGACCAACACAAATTACCGTTATGGATGAGTTTGGTAAAAGGCTGGAAGCTATAAGCAA